AAAAAAAAAAATACAAAAAAAAAAAAAACCAATACCCCAAAAAAAAAAAAAGGTAAGAGAAAAAATATAATTTAAACCAAAACTTATTAAATTTTAAAAAAAAAAAAAAAAAAAAAAATAAAAATTTCACTTATATGTATGCTTTCTCATACATTAACACACATATCTGTACTTAATGTATGCTTTTCCATACAATTTGTTTGGTAGATCTATTTATTTTTATTACATTGGCCGCATGAATTGGAAAGAATATCTAACATCAGAAGGATTTATGTACTCTGAGAAGAATGATAAATACAGTAAAGGATATGGCTGGGGTAAGAGTATAACTGTATGTAGGATATTGGGGAGTTTGTTTGAAATCAAGAGAGATGGAAAAGTATTCTTCTCACACTTTATAGAATCATTTGAACAATTTAAAAATTTAATAAAACAAGTACAAAATGAAAAAAAAGAATGAACATCAGTTCCCTAAAGCATAAAAAGAGTTAAAAAACTTGCATAGTAATTTTTAGTTTACTAAATTAGCAAAATATTAATTAATAAAATAAAACAATGAATTATTTAAAGAACACATTAGCCTTTGTATTAAATTTCACAACTGGACTAGGATTTTATGGAATAGGATTATTAGCTGTAGCACTAGGACTTACATTACTCTTTGGATGGGGAACTATTCCTGCTGGGTTTGTAGGAGCATTCGTTTATAAGAATTACGAAACAATTGCAAATTACGTAAAGTCACTTTTCAGCTAACTAGCTTATTTTGAGTTAAGTTAAAAATCCTAATAAATAATTGGGATTTTTTTTGCTTAATACTTTAATATTCACTAACTTTCACAAAAATTAAATTATGATCTTATTTATTCAAATTATTATCGGACTGGGATTAATATCATTTCCAATAATTATGATATTTTTTAAAGGAGCTGTAGAATACACCCTATATTGGGGAGTAGTATTTGGAACACATTATGACAAATTATACTTCCAAACTAAAGATAAAGATGGAGAAAAACAAAATTACAGATTGAATATAATTCAGTTTCATATTTTATGTGTAAGTATTATGTTAAGTTTCTCAACAAAAGCAGATAATATAATAGTAGAGGACGAATAATGTTACATTTCTTTATTTCCCAAGAAGAGGATTTAATTGGAGTAAATAAAAGACTTAATTTTTTAGTGATATATAAATTTGGATATTAATCCATTTTGCTATATATTTGCCAAACATAGTTATTACAGTGTTTTAACTGGTATAAAATCTGCAGCTAATTTATCGACGCATATAAATAGGGTACAGACGACCAGAGAGGTTAAAGTAATAACATTTGATTAACGCAGGAAACCTTTTACACATACGCTCAAGATTGGACTGGATACGGAACAAGTATATCCTTCTGAATTAACAGATATTATCAGTCCTTGCTAGAAATACACTGTCTTGAGGAAATTGTAATAAAAACTGTTCCAGAGTACGCAAACCCAGCGATGCTCAAGGACTTTGCGTATTTATAAATTACTTTAATAAGTTGTTTTTGTTTATAAATGTTTATCCGAAATGTCCATTGATTAAGTTCAATGGACATTTTTTTTATAAAAACATTTGGTGGAACAAAAATTTTATTCTACATTAGCAGAAATATTTTACATCAATGGACAAAATAGAAGATTTAGAAGAAATTAAAACGCCATTAGACACAGAACAACTTAAACAGGATCTGGAAAAGTCTGGCGTATCTCTTAGCGAATACGCTAATAGAATACGAATAGCTCCATCTAAAAGAGTTATTCTTCAGATGCCAAAGGATATTCTATTAAAACATAACGCGCTTGTGTTTCATAAAGGATCATCATTGTCATCTAAACAAAGAAGACTTGTTCAGGAAAGAGTTGCATACGGTATCAATAGTGGCACGATAAAACCTGAAGAGGTTGCAAGTGAAATAAACAAATTAAACGCTCTCATACAGGGAGAACTTATAAAACAAATAAAAGATGAGTAAGTTTAATGAGATTGTAAGCGGATATAGTAATCTGGTTAAATCAAAACTAGGATTATCTGACGAGAAAGACGAAGAGATCTTTATGGCTCGTAGAACAATATGTAACGCGTGTTCATATAAGTCAGCACTTGATAGGTGTTTGAAATGTGGATGCCCATTAGCTGCCAAGACAAGAAGCTTAGATCCAGCTAGTAAATGTCCAGAAGGACACTGGTAATATGAAAGAAGAACAATCAATTTAATAACATTTAATAAGTTTTATAAAGACCTTATTTCTATATCGTAGAAAGAATATGATGTTTAGAGTAAAATTACACAAAGAAGTCGTTAAGTTTCTTGAGAGTTCAGGAACAGTATGGTTGTCTGATGGAGAGAAATCATACGTAGTTAATAATAGTTGGTATCAACCAACAGACGAGCCAGGGATTTATACATTACAATTTTTAAAACAAGAAATAATAGAATGACAGATATTATATTTGACCAAGAGGTTAGAGACGGAATTAAAGCAGGAGTAGATGCTCTAGCTAATGCAGTAAAAGTAACATTGGGACCAAAAGGCAGAAATGTTATAATCTATAAGAAAAATGGATTAGATCCTCATGTAACTAAAGATGGTGTCACAGTGGCAGACTCGATAGAGCTGGAAGGTGACATAGAAAATATGGGAGCAACAGTAGTAAAAAGAGTTGCTCAGAAATCAAATAAAAATGCAGGAGACGGAACTACAACTGCAACAGTTCTTGCTCAAGCTATATTAAGAGAAGGGTTAAAGCTTGTTTCTGCAGGTTACAACCCTTTGGACATTAAGAGAGGTATAGATAAAGCAACTGATGTTATTGTCAATGAATTAAATAGAGTTGCCATACCAGTTGACCATGACTCACCCATGATAGAGCAGATTGCTTCAATCTCTGCAAACAATGATCCAGAGATTGGCAAGCTTGTTGCAGAAGCATTTGCCAGTGTAGGAAAAAATGGAGCCGTATCTGTAGAAGAAGGCAAAGGATTTGAAACCGTACTCAATAGAGTAGATGGATTACAATTTGACCGTGGACTAATAACACCTTTCTTCTCTACTTCCCCGGATAAGGTTGAGGTATCAATGCAGAACCCATTAATATTGGTGGTTGATGGAAAGATAACAACTAAAGAACAAGCTGTTGCTATATTGACACCAATAGTTGAATTAAGAAAACCTTTATTTGTAATAGCTGAAGATATCACTGGTGATGCTCTTACTACATTTACATTAAATAAATTAAAAGGTGGTCATACTATTGGTGCAGTAAAAACACCTGGGTTTGGTAATCATAGAAAAGATTTAGCTTATGATATAGCAGCCATAGTAGGTGCAACAGTAGTTCCTGAAGATATGGTGGCTGAGATAACATCTGAATTTGTGGATCAGTTATTTGGTACTGCTAAAGCTATAAAGTCTGAACAAATGAGTACAGTAATTATGGGAGGGGTGCAAAAAGACGGAGAAGTAAAGAAAAGGATTGATGTAATCGAGGCAAAAATAAAAGCTGGCGGATTAACTGAATTTGAAGAGGAAAAACTTAATGAAAGAATAGCTAAATTGGGCGGAGGCGTAGCAGTAATAGAAGTTGGGGCAAAGTCTGAAATAGATATGAAAGAATTGAGGGATAGAATCATTGATGCAAAAGAAGCTGTAATATCTGCACTGGAAGAAGGAGTTGTTCTTGGTGGAGGCGTGGCATTGCTTAATTGTAAACAACTGAAGGTGAAGACCTTAAAAAATACCGACGAAGAAATAGGGGTGCAACTTATAATGAAAGCAATAGAATCACCGTTCAGAGCTATATGTGAGAACGCTGGAGTTAGCGCAGACGTAAAGTTAAACGCTTTAAAAAAGTCAAAAATAAAAAACTACGGATATAACGCTAAGACAGATAGAATGACAGATATGCTTTCTGAAGGAATCCTTGATCCTAAAAAAGTAACAAGAATTGCAATCGAAAGCGCGTCTAGTGTTGCTGGAACCTTACTAACCACTGCTTGTGCAGTAATAGAGAAATAAAATAATGAAAAACCATGAAGAACTAAGACGAGAAATAAATAGAAGGGAGTATTACAATTCTCTTGCTCCTTTCCCTGTTTATGATACAGAAATAATTAACGACTTTAAAAAACTAGAAATGATTACATCAAAAGAAGATAGTAACAATGAACCTATAACTTATTGCAAAACATGTCTTTCAATCCACATTAAAACTGTTCATTTTAAAGACACAAAGCAAGAGGTTGACTATTGCGTAAATTGCAGTAATACAGATCTTGATGAAGTTCATATCTCAGAATGGGAAGATATGTATGAAGAAAAGTATGGAGAAAGATTCTTAACTGAAAAAGAAGAAGAGTAATGATAAACATTCTAAAGCTTGAGGGCTGGAATAGATTTGGGCGATTGAAATATATCGTAAAAGATTCCAGCTTAAAGTGTTTAGAGATAATGGCATCAGATCTTCACACTGGAGTCGAACACGTTAACAAATCACTCAAGAAGAGTAAATATGTTATAGCAACAAAAATAACTGGTGAAGAAAATAACTACGAGATGCTCGTAAAAATAAAATACTATGACAGCAAGTCAAGATATGAATATAAAAAGAATTCACACAGACAAGAAATCAATATTTAGATATTGGTTGGAATTCTTAAGACCTTACCATAAACTAAGAACTAAAGAAATCGAAGCTCTTAGTCTATTGTTGTACTATAGATATGAGTTATCAAGAAGCATATCGGATAACAACATGGTGGATGTGGTATTATTCTCAACACAGACTAGAAATAAAATAAGAGAAGATTTAGGTGGAATGACTCAAAAAGTATTCAACAATTTACTTACGTCTCTAAGAAAAAAAGATATAATAAAGGAAGAGAATAAAATAAACCATGTGTTAATACCAAACATGACAGAAAACGGATTTAAACTAATTTTTGATTTTGATGTAAAAAAATGAAGGCAAACAGAGTAGATGAAATAAAGATTAAGGAGTTGGCCAAAAAATATAAAATGGATCCAGAAATAGTTAAGAAGATCGTTCAAGCCCCTTATGACTTTATACATAAAAAAACAAAGGAAATCACATTTGAGGACGGCATTAGTCGAGAAGAGTTTGATTCAATAAAAAAGAATTTCAATCTCCCAGGAATAGGAAAGCTATACGCATCATTCTTTTCTTATGAAGAAATTTGTAAAAAAAGAAGAAAAAAATTAGGCAGTTAGTTTTTTTTAAGTTAAATTAGCAGAATAATAATTATTAATTTTAAAATTTTAAAAATGACACAAAATCAAGTGACTCAACAAAGAAAGCCAAATTTACTTATTACAACAGATGAGATCCTGAATGCAATACTTCAGTATTTATCTAGTAGGCCATACTCAGATGTTGCGCATTTAATTGACGCTCTTAAACAGTCAACACCTTATACTCCGCCTGTAAATAAACCAGAAGCTGGTTATGATGAAGGCTCTTTAAAGGAATCTCCGAAAACAATTCCTCAAATGGAAGTTGTTGATGCTGAAGAAGTAAATAATAAAGAAAATTAAAAATGAAAGAAGCGCAAGTGTCAAAAGATGTAGAATTTTTGAAAAAAGAAGAAGCTAAACACTTAGGGATACAGGACTTCTTTACTTCAAGAGATAAAAAAAATAGAGGAACAAAGGGATTGGTTGAAAACGCAAAGTTGGAAATCAATTCAGAATCTTCAAGAAAAGAGGAACTGTATGAAAAGTCGTTGAATATCAATAGCATTCCAGAACATATAGTTCCATTATTCTCTGGCGTATTCTTAACTGCCAGAAGAAATAAGATTTCAGAAAATGGAATATATCTACCAACTGCATCTTACGGAAAAGGTAAAGATACAGATATGGATGTTGACTTTTCTGATAAGCAAATTGTTCTTGCTTGTGGAGTACATGCTACTCAAATAAAACCAGGAATGGAAGTCGTTATAAATATGGATAGTTTTAAGAAAAGACTTGACGGTACTATGGCACAAAAATTAAACAAGGAACATACTTACGAATTACCAATAGAAATTATTGATGGTGCTGAGTATTTGTATATAACAGAAAGAGATATAAAGTATATCTCAAATACTAACAAGTTAAATTTAAAAGAAAACAAAAATTAAATTTAACAAAGAATCAAAAAAAGTAAAAGGGGCTGCAATTCATTTAAAAGCTGCAATTGGATCTCTAGCTAAAGCTAGAAAATTTGCTAGAGTCAAGTCTTAATGTTAGCACATCATACACTTATAAGGATAGCCTAACTTGACAGTTAGGCTATTTTGTTGTATATTGCCAAAGGAGAAAACAATTAATTATGAATTTATTTGAAATAGTTAACAACAATGTGACTTTTAGTCCACAAGCATTATTAGTAAGACCATTTAAAGATATATGGCATGCTGATGAAAGTAAAGATAAGCATACTGCTAATTTAGAAATGGCTTATGTTTATTATATGACTGATGAAAGAAGTGATTTTATGCACATACTTGATATAGAAGAAAGAGAAGAAGAGGTAAAAAGGTGGTTAGATCTTCCTGAAAGCTGGAGTGGTCAAAGAAAAAGTATTGTTAGAGCTATGCATTATTACCAATTAATGTCAGAGACTACAAGTACTAAGTTGTTACAAAGCACGAGGCTTGTACTTCAGAAGATTTCTGAATTTCTTGACAATATCAATATGAATGAGCGTGATGAAAGGTCAAAGAAGCCTATACATGATATAAGTAAAATTACATCTGCTGTGGAAAAAATACCAAAGCTTATTAAAGCTATAAATGAAATTGAGAAAGAAGTAATAAAAGAAAAAGAACTTAAAGCACAGTCAGGGAATAGAACCCAGTCTATGTTTGACGATCAAGGTATATGATGAGAAAGTTTAATTATATACAGACAGAACTTACTCAAGAACTCTTGGATAAAATGCCAAGAGATGAAAAGCAGGATTTACTTGATAATATAGATTCTATTCAATTTATACAGAATTTAATATCTCCAACAAGAAAATATGCTAAAGATTTAAAAAGATGGGATAATCCTTTGTTGCCAGAGACAAGCTTAGACTCTACAATGAATGTAAGGAAGCTAAATCCAAAGGGAAGAATAGCAGTAAATTTAACAAATCCTCATATACTGGAGGACATGGATTACTTTAGACCATCTGCTATTCACTTTGAAAAGCATAAGTGTTACACCAAATTATTCCCTAACCGGAACCCTAATTCAGAGTATTATAAGTTTTGGGCAGAAGAAGCAAGAAGATGTAGAGAAGGATATATAAGAGATTACGATGGTGAGTGGATACCTGGTAATTATTATTATCAATTAAATTACGCTCCATTATTAAGAGCAGAAATTATAGAAGGAACAAAACAAGCTGACAGGCTTGAGGGATTTGCATTTGTATATGATGCAGATTACTTGTTTTTTCATTATGTAGAACAAGCAAGAGCGCAAGGTAAGCACGGGGCCAATCTAAAAAGAAGAGGTTGTGGTTATTCTGTTAAGGCATCAAATATGTTGGCCAAGAACTTTATACTTGGCGACACTACAAAAGCAAAAGAAAAGGTAAAGTCATTTGCAATAGCAAATGAAAAAGAATATCTAATTAAGGATGGTATTCTAAATAAATTTGTCAATGTAATTGACTGGAATGCAACTCATACTCCGTGGCCAAGAATCAGATCTTTAAAAGATTCATTGAATGATATGCACTGGAGAATGGGTCGTAAAGATAATGTAAAGGGTATTGAAATTGGTGTACTTAATGAGGTTATGGGTGTTACATTAAAAAATGACCCTCAGAAAGCAAGGGGTAAAAGGGGTGCTTTAGTACTGTGGGAAGAAGCTGGTAAATTCTCTGACTTCCTTACTGCATGGAAAATTGCACAACCGTCTGTTGAAGAATCTGGATTTGCATTTGGATTTATGATGGCTGGTGGAACCGGTGGTGTTGAAGGTGGAGCCTTTGAAGGTCTTGAAGAGATATTCTATAATTCATCTGGTTATAACATTATGTCTATGCCTAATGTGTTTGATAGAAATACAAATGGCAAAGGAGAATGTGCATTCTTTTTCGGAACATATCTTAACTATCGTGGAAAGATGGACAAGAATGGTAACAGTGATGTTATCGGAGCAATGATTCAGATTAATAGTAAAAGGACTCAGATTAAAAATGGAGCTTCAGATCCTAATGCAATTGTTCAGGCAAAAGCTGAAGAGCCAATTACTCCACAAGAAGCAATCATGCGTACAGAAGGAACAGCTTTCCCTGTTGCTGATTTAAGAGATTACCTTGAAGACATTGCTCCTGAGCTTAATTCTTTTGTAGATTCTCACTGGGTCGGCCATTTATCGTATGATGAAAAAGGATTTTTAAAGTGGGTTAATGACCCCGATAAAAGACCAATACGTGATTATCCATTTAAAGTAAAAGGAGGTATTAACTCTGATGGCGCTATTGAAATCTTTGAGATGCCAAACAAAGATAGAGATGGTAATGTGTTTCAAAATAGATATATTGCCGGTATTGACCCAATTGATAATGATTATACTATGGGAGGATCTCTTGCTAGTATATTTGTTTTTGATTTATGGACAGATAAGATAGTTGCAGAATATACTGGAAGACCAGTATTAGCAGATGAGTTCTATGAAAAGTGTTTGAGGCTTACAGCATTTTATAATGCTCAGGCAAATTACGAAAATAACCTCAAGGGACTTTTTACATACTTTTCCAATAATAATGCCTTGTATTTATTAGCAGACAGTCCAGATATCCTACGTGATATGGATATTGTAAAAAGTGTGTTACATGGTAACAGATCTAAAGGAACTAGAACAACAAAAGAGATAATTAAATTAGGAAAAACCCTTCAAAGACAATGGATGCTAAGTCCATACGAAGAAGAAAGATACGATGACTCAACTGGAGATGTTATCGAAATTAATATGCCAAACCTAAGAAGAATAAGAAGTATTGGTTATATAAAAGAATGTATAGCATGGAATCCAGATATAAACACGGATAGGGTATCAGCAATGGATATGGTAATGATACTAAGAGAAGATAGAGCCAAGATGACGGAGAAGTATGAAGAAAGTAGAACAGAGAATGTTAATATGTTTTTTCATGATGATGAATTTCTAGATTCTAATTGGCAAAAAGCTGTATCTAAGATGGGTAACTCAAATAACGATGGATTTGGAATCATTTAGCTATAATAGAAGAAATGTTTTTTTTAAGATATTGATTAAATTTACAAAATATAATTAGAAATATGTCAACGGTAAAAAACTTTCCACCTCAAAAGCTTCCTTTTTCACAAAAAGGAAAGCAATGGCGTAGGGATCATTTAGATTGGGCAGATAATAATAGTTATCTAAACAACAGTGCTGTAAGAAGAAAATTAAAGCACAAGAAAATAAACTTAAACCTTTATAACGGTAAGTTGGATGTTGCTGATATGAAACTAATTTTAAATCCAGGAGATTTAGAAAAGTTTTATGTACCTGATGCAGTTCAACATTATCCTATAATAACACCGCGAGTGAATGTTCTTGTTGGTGAAGAAAAGAGAAGAAAGTTTGATTGGTCAGTTCAGATAATTAACCCAGACACTATCTCTAAAATAAAAGAAGATAAGAAAAAATTAGTCGAAGCAAAACTTATGGAGATGCTTCAGTCAGACGTATCTGATGATGAGTTAGAAAAAGAACTTATAAAATACGGAGACTATATTAATTTTGATTATCAAGATATGCGTGAAAAGAGAGCAAATCTCTTAATGCGTCATTATATCTCTAAACTAAACATGAAGATTCAATTCCAACAAGGATTTAAAGATGCCTTGATTATGGGAGAGGAAATATACATGTTTGATATAGTAAATGGAGATGTTGTCTTTGAAAAATTAAACCCACTTAAAGTTCATACGCTTAGAAGTGGATTTTCTAATAAAATAGAAGATTCAGATGTAATTATTCTTGATGATTTCTGGAGTCCAGGAAAAATACAAGACACATATTACAACGATTTAAGTGATTTAGAAGTTAAGAAACTTGATGAAGGAAGTATGACTGGTGGTTATACTAATGCAGATGGAGTTACAGAAGCTATTGATGATGAAGGTGGATTAAGAATTCTTGGTAGAGAAGCTATGGATTCTTATATTGAATCAACCGGAGTATTCACATCAGTTAATTCTGAAGGAAGAAACACTTATACTGATAGTTATGGAAATGTACGTGTATTACGTATGTTTTGGAAGAGTATGAAAAAAGTAATCAAAGTTGAATACTTTGATGATTTAGGAAAGAAACAAGTAAAATTCAGGTCTGAAGATTACGTTCTGGATAAAGAAAGAGGAGAAACAAGTACAGTATTATGGGTTCCTCAATGGTGGAAAGGTGTTAAGATAGGTAAAGACACTTATCTTCAAATTAAACCAAAAGAAATACAATATAACAAAATAGATCAACCTAGCTTTAATTCTTGTGGAGTTGTTGGTCAAGTTTATAATTCAGGAGATGCTGAAGCTGTAACATTGGTTGATAGAGCTAAACCATTTCAATATCTTTATGATATTTCTTGGTATAGAGTTAATGAAGCATTAAGTAAGTATCTTGGCTCAATAGTTGAATTAGATCTTGCAAAAGTTCCTACTGGATGGTCAGTTACCAAATGGTTATACTTTGCACGTAAGTCTGGAATATCTGTAGTGGATAGTTTTAAAGAAGGGCAGAAAGGAATGGCCAAAGGTAAGTTAGCAGGATCTGTTGGTAATACTACTGGTAGAATATTAGAACAAAGAGTAGGTGACTTCATTCAAACTCATATTGAGATGATGGAGTTTGCCAAAGCACAAATGGACGAGATTACGGGTGTTTCTAGACAGCGTCTAGGACAAGTCGAGAATAGGGAGACTGTCGGTGGTGTAGAAAGAGCCGTTTCTCAGTCCAATCATATTACTGAAGAATTATTCACATTGCATGATTATTGTAAGAAAAGATGTTTTCAGTTACTTATTGAGACTGCTAAAATTGCCCTTAAAGGCAAGACAGTTAAGTTCTCATACATAGCAGACGATATGACTCGTCAGATTGCAGAAATTGAAGGTGATGAGTTTGCTGCTGAAGAATACGGATTACAAGTATCAAATGATGATGAAATAAATCAATTGCAACAAAAATTAGATGGAATGGTGCAAATGGGATTACAAAACCAAATGTTATCTTTCTCTACTGCAATCAAAATATACAACTCTCCATCTATTAGAGAGATTCAGAGACTTATTGAAAAAGATGAGACTCAGATGAAAGAAGGTCAGGCTAAACAGGCTGAAGAGCAAACAAAGCAGATTCAAGCTCAAATGAAGCAACAAGCTATTAAAGATCAGCAAGAACAAGCATTGGATCTTGAAAAATTTAATAGAGAAGATGAGACTAAGAGATATATTGCTGAACTTCAAGCAGAGACTGCTAGAATTAAGAAAGACAATGAAGGTAAAGGTATTGAGCCTGATGATGATGACAAAGAATTAGAAAAGTTTGAAAAAGAACTTGGTGTTAAAAAACAAGCTCAGTTAAATGATATGCAAAAGCATAATGACAACATGTCTAGAAAAGATAGGGAAATAGCTATTAAAAACAAAATAGCAAACAAGCCTAAAACCAATAATAACTAAATAAAAATGAAGCAAACCCAAAATCAATTTTTTGGATTAAAGTCCAAAATGCCTAGCAGAATGGAAGCTGGCTCTACTTATCTTTGCGAAGATAGTAGGGAGCTTTTCTTGTATGGTCAAGACAAACAGCCTGTATTAATAAACGGTGAGATAGGTGATGCAAACGCAGAATTGGCTTTAGCTGGACATTCAGGTTATTCTCATACAGGAGCTTTTGCAGGCAAACCTACATCTAACAATTATGTATGGCAAGCAGGAGCGGGTATTAACTACACACAAGCTGACGTAACTGCAAAAACATTTAAGGTATTTAGCCTTGATAGAGCTGTACACGATGCAGTGGATAATCCTTATTGGACCAGTCCTGCACCTATAGGAGTTAAAGGTATAGGCTTATTCGAGGGAGTACACTTACCTGAAGGAGTAACTAGCTTGGTAGACTATGAATATAATTATGATGCTAACTATCCTACATCAAGTGGAACAGGTTTTGAGGGTTCTACAGGTAGAATAAAGCTAAATGAAATAAAGGTAGGAGACCAATTAAGAGTAAGATTTGACTTTAACATCATACCCCAGATAGCTAACACAACTATTGAGCCTGCATTATGGTACTCTAACAGGGATGCTGAAGACAATATCACCTTTACCTTTCCGTTAACAGCACAGCCTATATTCTTCGGAGCAGGTTCTGTTGCTAACACATACCTAAATAGGGTAGAAATTAGTGCTTGGATTACTTCAGACGAAGACATCAATGCACTTACATTGCCTGCTATCAAGTCAGACAACCCTGTGATAGTGCAACCATTAGGACTTTTAATAACAATATTAAGATAATAAGAAAATGTCTATAAAAATTGTAAGAAATAACGAAGGTAACTGTATAAACTTCTACGGTAGTAGCAATCCAACTTATTGGAATGCTTGTTTATCAGGAGAGGTTGACTCATTAAATAATACCTTAGTAAATATAAAAAATGATATTAAAACTGCAGAAGCAGGAGTTACTCAGTATGAGTTCTTTAGAATAGAATACACAGAGTTTGTTGATGAGGAAAATAATGGGTTTGCAAATGCTCAAGCTGTAGCAGACTATATTACTTTAAAGGGTAATGTAACGATAGGTACAGGGGTAACTTATAAGGGTATTTGGGATGCATCTACCAACACTCCTGATATCACAACTAATACCGCTATATTCAACGCAGGAGATTTCTATAATGTAATAGCACAAGGTACTCACGACTTAGGTGCAGGAGATGTAGATTTCATTAATGGCGACGAAGTTATCTTTGATGGCACTGATTGGCAGCACAAGCCTTATGCAGGTGCTTTAATTGAGTATGATAGTACATCTATACTGCTTAACAACAACGGAGCTGTATATGCTGATGGCGCACAAGGACTAGAAGAGCCTAATGGTTCTGAAGATGGATGGTACTTTAAGAATGATGAAGCAGGTAAGAAGATTAACTGGTATTTCTTAGGTAATGAGAATGCAGGTTATCAGATTACTAAAGCTACACTACAAGGTGGATATGTTAGAATTAAGCTATTACAAGAGCTAGGAACTGACTCTCCATTCTTTTCTTTGTATACCACTCCAAAAGGAGATGGGTATGATAGATTCTGGTTTAGAAGTAGATATAGCTACGTAGGAGACTTTACAGGAGTTGCTGTAGGTCAAGAGGTTATAGCGTACTGGGGAGAAGATCCTAGTGTACACCCTGAGCTTACAAGAGTTACACTAACTCAAGATTCATTCAGTAGCTTAATATCTGATCATCCTGATGTATCTAATGACTCAGTATACACTATGTCACTTGGAACTAATTCTGCTGCTAATACAGACTCTATTGAATTTATAGCAAAGGAACTAGGATATAAGAATCAACAGTACTTAAGAAGCTACCTATTAGAAGCTAAACTAGAGAGACTAGTAGTAAGCCCTAATGGTTCTGACTTAACTGACAAAGTTGTAGACTTCAAATTAGATGCTACATCTACTAGTATTATGTTAGACAATGGATACGCATACGGAGTTAACACAATCAAAGCTGTAAACTTAGGTAATGGATTAATAACTATAAAGTCAATACAAGGTGATTTAGAACACTTTATTAACTTAGACCATACAAATGTAACTATTAATGGAGAAAGTGCAGCGGGAGGCTTAAATGACGTTATTAACGTATTAAATGAACTCTTTACTGTAGGTGCATTTCAATCTGTTGTAATTTCAGATCCTTACTCAACTATGATAGCTGATGTAGCTGGAGTGGTAACAACAGAATTAACTGCTGCTAAAGGTACTGCTATAGAGACAGGAACAGATGAGTATGGAGCCACTACTGCAGGATACAATGCAGCAGGTTATAAGACACCTGAAACTATTAATCAGGCAGGAGAATACTTCACTTTTGATATTAGAAATGAAGGTATCATAGGTTTTGGTTTAATTCCTAGTGATGCTGACTATGCTAATGGAGACTACAATGGTAATGCAACATATGCAGACCCTTCTAGCTTCTGTACCGCAGCTAATAGCGGTCATTATGGTTATCAGTTCTCTCATTGGTTTCACCCTAGCCCCAATGGTCCTTGGACTAACTACGGAGCTAACACAGGTTATACACAAAGAGAAGGTTGGAGTAATGCTGAGTTTAGATTTAGCACAAGTCCTGAAGGAGCTAAATGGTTAGATGGTGACTTAGTTAAGATTAAAGTAGGTATAGATGAGAATAACTTTATAGTTATATCTTATTTTGATGAATCAACTTCATTATTTGTACCTATAGCTAGAACTACATACCCTGTACCTAATGGTCTAGAGTATCATTTAGGCATTAAGTTTGGAGATACTACAGTTAGATTAGTAGGTATTCCTAAGATTCACGAGCTTGAAGACTTAGCACCTACAATGTATTTTAGAGTTGTAGAATCTCCTGATGGAATATTTAATTATCCTGTATTTGCTACTACTGAAGAAGCTGAGTATTATGATGATAACAATGGAGGAACAGGTACATATACTTCTATAGTATTCCCTGATGACCCTACGTTTACAACTTGGTATGTTCCAGCAAATGGTTATACTAATAATGGAACAGCAATCCCTACTACAGATACTTTCTTAAGTAACCCTATAACGTATACTGAGATTACTACATTAACTAATGCTGACTTAGCACCTACTGCATTTAGCGATGCTACAATGGCTATAAATGAGCTTAGTTCTGTTAATATTCAGTTGCACCCTGTAGATGCTTCTTATGTTACTAGTATAGTAGATACAGATGGTAGTGGATTAACAATCGATGTTAATGGTATTCATTTAAATGGTACTTCTCCCGAAGTAACGGGTGATAACGTATCTAATCCAAGTGATACATATACTATTGAAGTAGTTAGAACTAATGCTTATGGTAGTGCAAGTGGAACTCTTACGTTAGTAATAACTAATACTACAGCTCCATCTACTGCATTAAGTGGATTTACTTGGGATAACACTTCATCAGCATTGGTTAATTCTACAACTATGGGAGAAGGTTCTGTTGTTTCTTTTGATGATACATTAGAAGAAGGTAAGAGACTTGTAATAGATAAGGCTTGGGTAGAAACAAATATTTATCCTAACTTGGTTAACATTAATGATAAAGTAATTATTGGTATCCCTACATCGACTGCAGACTGGTCAAGTGTAGAAGTTGCTGACTTTGAGATATCTATAACTTGGGTAAGACAAAGTTCTACTATTATTGAAAATTATCTAACAGTTTTAGGTGGTGCTAACAATGGTATAGGAATAGGTAGTCTTACAAATGCTTTGTATGACTTTGGATTTGAAGTTGATAATGGAACTACATACGCAATTGCTAGTTCTACTTCTGATATGAATACAGAACCGTCACCTAGTGATGGAGGAAGTTTTACTAGAATTGTAAACAAAACTTCTTTTTCTGGACCACATACAATTGTGATAGCAACTATAAGTGCAGAGACTACTTTAAGTACAAGTGGAATTGGAGAGATAACTGCTCCAGTTGCAAGTAGTGCTTTAACACCTTGGACTAAGGCTTTAGACTTTAGTGGTTCTAGTGAGTACACTAAGACTGTTGCTAATTGGCTACAGTCATCACCATTACAAATGGGTGGGCTAGCTAATATAGTTGACTTAGGTACTGTTTCGCAAGGTGATACATCTAATAACACATCTTCTAGACCTTGGGCAACAGCAGTTGTATTCAAGTCTGATGGTAACAACAGTAACCAGATGATATGGAATCAAGGTGAGGGAAGTACCAGTGGTGACGACAACATCTACCTGAGACTGTCTGCTTCAGGCAGCCTATTCTTTGGGTGGGGTCGTGAAGGCACTGGCTACAATGAGTGTAGACTCGCTAACCAAACCATCTCCTCTTCTAACTGGTACGGAGTTGCCATTGCACACTCTGGCGTAAGATTAGGAGGTAACGACGCCACAGCTGCTAACCTTGCAGACTGCTTTACCATCCACATGATGAGTAGTGCAGACTCCTTTGCCGCAGTAGGCAGCAACCTGTCAGTTACTGCTAACTGGACAAGCATTGGATACAGAATGGATAGGACTGTGGCGGGTGACTTCACCGTGGGTGGTCGTGGAAGCGGCAATAGTTTTCACGGTAAGATTGCTAGCATGGTTGTTACTACATTACTTCAAGGTGGCTACTCTAGCGCTCAAATGCCAGGAGGAACTATGGTTGGTGCAAACCAAGCAAAAGCGATGATTACTGACCCTGTTAAGTGGGTTGATGATTATAAGGTTAGATTATCTGCAAATAACCCTAGTGGTCTATACAGACAATCGTCTTCAAGATTTGCATCGAATTATTTCACATTTTCAAATGCTTATCAACACACTTACGTATGGTTAATGGGTGATGGTACTAACGATTCTTATTCTAATGGAGTAAGGAGCTATATTAATCCTTCTGACCAAAACTATGCTAAGATGCAGTTAAACAGTATGGTATCTAATGATATTGAGAATGTAAATATACCAGGATTAAGTTAATAAATAATTAAATAGAGGGAGTGTAAAAGCTCCTTCTTTAGCTATAATACAAATGCCCCTTTTTTGTTAAAAAGGGGTATTTTTGTTTATCAATATAACATTATGGGTACTATAACTTTAGACATATCCGCAAAGGCGAATACAGCTCCTAATCAATCAGGATGGCTAGTTGTTACATTGGGTTATGGAATAAATCACACATTCACACTTACTAACTTCACGACAGAGACAACACCTCCCTACTCCGATCCAGAAGGAGATCCATTAAATGAAATTAAGATAACATCCCTCCCTGCTCAGGGAGTTCTTAAGCTATCTGGAACACCAATTAGTGTGAATGCTGTTATAACATCTGCGCAGTTGTCAGGTGGATTATTTACTTATGAATCCGATTCTGTAGATGTTGATGGATATAGTGATGGATTTATGGAGTTTGTTGTTTCAGATACAGGCTCGACTATTTTCACTACTACTCCGCAAACAGTAACATTTCAAGTTGCAGGAAACATAAATCAAGCTCCATCATCGGTTGGAGATGCAGAATTAACTGTTGGAATTGGTTCTACAACAGTATTCACAAGAGCTATGCTCACAACTGGACTAAATCCTGCTTATTCGGATCCAGAAAATGATGCGGCATTAAATTTATTAATAAACATTGTTCCTATCTACGGAAACTTGTATCTAAGTGGAGTTTTGGTAGTGACTGGACAGGTTGTACCTTTTTCAGAAATAGACCTCGGAAACTTCACCTATGTTAATAACAGCTTGGTGACTGGAGATGACCCAGAGCTTTTTGATTTCTCAATATCTGATACAGGTTCAGGATTATACGTAGGGTAATATGGCAATATTTCAATTTAACATAACAGATTCATCCTTTAAGGTAGAAAGACTTCCAGATGTAAGCACAGAATGTGCTACAATATATAAATGGAAAGTGACAATGCCACAAGGAAATACTGTAAGATTTCAGATAGGACAAACATTTCAACACTTTAGCAATGCGACTTACTCTGTATTGGGTGTTGACACAGCATTCTCAACAACACCAGTAACATTTGCTTTTGGTGGAGACTTATATATTTCGTTCTCACTTGGTAATTCTGGAACTCCAGGATTATTCCATAAATGTAGAATTGAAGTTTGGGATGATACAACTGTTGAATCTTATAATTATTTTACAGAACAAGTAGAAAGAACAAATGACAACAATCCTTGTGATAATCCTCTTGGTACTGGTGGTACTTATGATAATCTTACAGATACGCCAAATACTAAAGTTAGTCACGCGTTAAAACTTGTTAGAGTTAATGCTACAGAAGATGCACATGAATATGTAGATCCAGGTTCTCTTGGAAATGATTTAAACTATACTCATGTATTTACATCATCAACATCAGTAGTAATAGCTCATAATCTAGGGAAGATTCCATCTGTTACTGTAATAGACGGCTCTGGTAATATGGTTCATGGAGATGTAGTATATACTGATTTAAACAATTTAACAATAACTTTTAATATTGCATTTGCAGGAACAGCATATTTAAACTAGTATGTCTCATATATTCGGAACAGAAGTAGATTTTAATAGCAATGAAGCTAAAAAATTTAGGATTGAAAATAATCTTTCATTCCCAACTGTTGGTGCCTCTGATTCTGGCCGAATAGTTTTAAATACTGGATTGAATGGATTTTATGGATGGAATGGTACATCTTGGATAGGTTTAGGTGCTTCAGGAGGAGGTAGTTATACTTTACCTACTGCGTCTACTACTGTATTAGGAGGAGTTAAAACAGATGGCACTACTATTACCATAGATGGGGGAGGAGTGATAACCGCTAATTATCCAACTGCTGCAATTATAGCAGAAAACCAAGGAAATGGAATAGGTTACTTTATATATAATAGAGAACCAACTAAATATAGTCCAATAGGATTAGGATCAGTTGATTTAACAGTAACTCCTATTACAGAACCATTAACTACGTATGGGGTAGAAAGTCCAGGTGGATTTTCAACTGGAACTTCAAATAGATTGCCTTCAGGAGCAAGCAACTATGGCTCACATCAAGCTCATGGTTATGGAAATGTTGTATCTGGGTATTATAACAATATGGCATTTGGTACATATAATACTATGTCACAAGGGTATAGTAATTTTTGTGCAGGATATGGGAATACAGTTAATACAAGCCATCTTACTCCTGCATCTGCCGTTATTGGTACACATAATAACCAAACTGGATATTTAGGAGTAACAGTAGGAGCAGGATTAATAAATAAATGGAAAGGCGCTACTATTACTGGAATGTGTAATGTAGATAATACAGCAACAGTAATACAAGCAGATAGACCCGCTTTTGTTGTAGGTATTGGAGATATGTCTGTATTATCTAGTAGTTATGGTAATGCTAATAGTAGAAAGGATGGTTTGGTTGTTAAATTTAATGGTGAAGTAGTTCTACCTGAAACAACAATAGCTATAATAAATGCAGAAGCAACTGGAAGGACTCTAGTAACTAAAGAATGGATTCAAGCAGGCTATACAGTAGCAACATTACCAACAGGAGTAATTGGAAAAAGAACTTATGTAACAGATAGTACAGTAGTTGCCTCTGGAAACTTTGGAGCAACTGTTATTGGAGGTGGAGCAAATACAGTACCACTATTTTATGATGGAACAAATTGGATAATAGCATAGCATGACAATATTTAATCAAGATTTAAGTGTATTAGGAAATTTAACTTTAGCATTAACAAATTCTACTGGTAATATTATTACATTAGACGGCACTGGTATTGCTAGATTTAGAACCCCAACTGAGGTTCTTACTGATATTGGCGCAGCTTCATTAATACACACTCATTCTATAAAAGATCTATCTGATGTATTTAGTTCTATGACACCAACGCATGGTCAGGTTCTTACTTATGATTCTGTAAATGGATGGCAGTCAGAAACTCCTGGAAATGGAAATGGAAATGGAGGTGGAGGTGGAGGTGGAATGGTATATCCAGGATCTGGAATTGCTGTATCTACTGGAGCTTCATGGGGAACTTCAATAACAGATAATTCTGCAAACTGGAATACTGCTTTTGGGTGGGGAGACCACGCAGGATTATATGATGATTACTCTAGTTGGAACCTTAAAACTAATGGTGTACAAAGAACTACTGTAACATCTAGTGGTGATTTAGATTTAGTTGCAGGAACTGACATAAGTTTGTCTTATGGAGCAGGGGGAGTGGTAACTATTAATAGCACATTCACACCTAGTTACTTTACACCAACCTCTCTTTTAGCAGATTACGGATTTACTGATGATAGTGCTAATTGGAATACAGCTTACACGAATAGAATAACATCTTTAACCACTACGGGAAGTTCCGGAGCATCTACATTAACAACCAATACTCTAAATATACCTAACTATACACTATCAGGATTAGGCTACACTGGTGATTTAAACGCTAATGAATATGTACACCCATCTGGTGATGGAAATTTACATGTCCCTGCTAATGGCATAACTAATAATGGTAAGGTATTAACAGCTGGGGCAACAGCAGGACTTTATACTTGGGAAACTATTCCTGCAGGAGTAACAGATCATACGCTACTTAGTAATATAGGCTCAAACTCACACGCGCAAATAGATACTGCTATTGGCGGTTATTTATCACACGCTGCGAATTCATCAATACATTTTACAGAAAACCCAAACTGGAACACAGCTTTTGGATGGGGTGACCATGCTTTAGAGGGTTATTTAGCATCTTTCACGGTTGCCAATAGTACATTTGTAAGTTTATTTGATTCAGGGACATTAACCGAGCCAATTATTACAGCAAGTTTATCAGCAACAGGAACGGCAGATGCTACAACCTTTTTAAGAGGAGATAATACATGGACCGCTTTAGTTTCATTCCCTGGGTTTACTAACCTATTAACTGATTACGGATTTACCAATAACAGCGCAAATTGGAATACGGCCTTTAGCTGGGGAGATCACTCTTTAGTGGGTTACTTAACTAGCTACACAGAAACAGATCCAATATTTGTAGCATCTCCGGCAGGGGGTATAACCAATACTGACATAACAAATTGGAATAACTCATTTAGTTGGGGTGACCACTCAGGATTATATTTACCAACATCAACAGTATTACCGGTAACTAAGTCATTAGTAGCTAACCAATTCTTTACATCTTATAACTCTGCTACCGGAGCTTTTACGTCTGCTCAAGTGGCTTATAGTGGGTTAAGTGGGATACCATCTACTTTTACCCCGTCTGCCCATACACTAGACTCACACTCTAACGTAACTATCACATCTAACACAAGTGGTGAGCTATTAAAATGGAATGGGTCAGCTTGGATAAATAATACACTTGCAGAAGCAGGAATATTAAGTACATCTGGTACAGCTGCTAATTCAACATTATTTAATTCTTTAAATAGTGGTCAATTTTTAAGAAGTGATTCTTTTGATACCCAAACTGGTGGTATAAGATTTACTAATAATACTGTCATTAGTTTAGGTGATAGTGATGATGTTAGACATTTTCATAATGGTACACATTACTATACTGATATATACACTGGAGATTGGTTTATTAGAGATACCGGAACTACTAGATTCACATTTGGTAGAACTAGTGGTAATTTTACTGCTACCGGAAATGTAGGTATAGGAGTGACTAATCCTTACACAAAACTAGAAGTAGTAGGTACAATAGCTTCCGGAGCTGGAGCATCTGCAGGGAATCTTGGAATGGAATTTGGGGGATTATTAACCCCTACTGCTATGCCATCTCAAGTTAGAGGTGTAATTGGTGCTTTAAATAGTGCTACAGGAGTTTCTGCAGGGTCTATTGGCTATCAACCTAGAACTGGCGTTGGTGCATCTCATATATTTTTTACTGAACAAACTGAAAAGATGAGAATTACCTCTACTGGTAATGTATCTATAGGAAATACAAATAATACATATAAATTAGATGTATCTGGTACTGGTAGGTTTACTGGAGATGTTATTGTTCCTGATGAAGCTTATGGAGTAAGCTGGAATGCTTCTTTAGAGGTTCCTACTAAGAATGCTGTTTATGATAAAATTGAAACTATTATACCTTATAAAGTTTACACAGCATTGCTAACTCAAACAGGAACGTCAGCACCTACCGCAATAGTTTTAGAAAATACATTAGGTGGTACAGTTGTGTGGACAAGATTATCAACGGGAACATATGTTGGGACATTAGCTAGCGCTTTTACAGTAAACAAAACAGCGGCGTTTATAACAAGTGGCTCTTCGGTAGCAATAACATCTACAGTTTGGTCAGACACAGTAAATACTGTTAAAGTAGCTACAACAATTATGTCCGGGGCAATATCAGACAGTCTTTTAGTACAAGCATCAGTAAAAATAATAGTATACCCATAAAAAATAAGATTTATCAATTAATAACGTTATAGCAATAATAGGTATTAGACATTTTACAATGTTTTTTTGTACTTTTACAACTTACACAAATATGTCTTAAGATATAAAAAATGAATTCAATATCTTTATTTTTTGGCAAACTGACTTTAGAGAAAAAGGCATTAATTCTAACCTTAACACCAATCTTAACTGTTTTGTTAAACCTAAAACCAATGTTACTTGGCTTAACCATGCTAATCCTATTAGACCTACTAACTGGAATACGTAAAAGTTTACACAAAAAAAATCTTAAATTTAATCCCTTTAAAAAATATTTTTGGCAAATATTGCATTCTAAAGGAATAAGAGGTACTTGGAGAAAAACTTATGAATATGGAATTGGAATTATAACTTTCATTATTTTTGAAACTATGGTTCTTAATATATCTCCAATAGCATTAGGTAATGCTGTATTTACTTTATCTGAATTATCTGTTGTTGCAGCAACTTTGGTTGAGATATATTCTGTATTTGAAAACATGGAAGCTGTAAGTGGAAGAAATATGCTAAAAAAAGTACAATTTCTTTTCCCGGAATGGTTAAAGAAGTTATTAGAAAAATAAACCAAAAATAAATGTGGAGACTGCTATCAACATTCATCAAGTCATTAAGGAAGAAGAAGGATCAAAAAAAGATAGCAACGAGTCAACCCCTGAAGAAATACAATAAAGATATGGGATTTAAGTTTAGCAACAATAGCGCCACAAAATTAGCAACATGTCATGAAGATATACAAAAGGTATTTAACCTTGTTATATCTAGAAGTAATGTTGATTTCGGGATAGCAGAAGGATATAGAACAGTTGAGAAACAACAATCATATTACGCGATAGGAAGAACTATACAACTTCATCGTAGTACAATTACTAATGTTGACGGTATAGTTAAAAAAGGAAAGCACAACTACAATCCATCTAAAGCAATTGATATTTACGTATGGCATGATGATACTAATACTAGAAAGAAAATTTCTTATGATGGTATGCATTTAGCTTATATTGCAGGACTTGTAGATTCTTGCTCAAAAGAATTAAAAGATAAAGGAGAAATTACACATAACATAACATGGGGAGGAAATTGGGATTCAGACGGTATAATTATATTTGATCAGAATTTAGATGATATGCCACATTTTGAAATAACTTAATAAAAAAAAATATAAAATGTCAAAAAGATTTAACATAGTATCTCAGTCATTGGTAGTGACTGACTCAATTACAGGCAATATATTGCTTGATTTTCCTAAATCAAAAATTTACTATAATGCTGAAAAACTAGAAAGAGACTCGATAGTTTATATATACAATATAGACGATGATGAAGAAAGACTAGATGAAAGAACTAAAATATTTTCATTATCAGACTGTGTTGATGGAGATAATGCAGACGCTGTTTTTAATATTTCTACTTTTAAAACATTTGTAAGGCAGAATCTGGGTTTTAAGACAGCCTCGGGAGGTAGCGGGGCAGTATCTTCTGTTTTTGGTAGAACAGGAGGTGTTTCAGCTCAAGCTGGTGATTATGACGCTGATAAAATAACAGAAACTGCTAATAGAGTTTTTGTCACTCCAGCAGAAAAAGCAGCTATAGGTAGCGGAGGAGTATCTTCTTATTCTGAAACATTTGGCGATGGTGTTTTGTCTACAATACGAATAACACACAATTTAAACACAACTGATTTCACGCATAGAGTTAAAGAAGTAGCAACAGGTCGTGATGCGGGTGTAACTGTAAAAGATTTTGATGCTAATAATGTAGATGTTGAAAGTGGGGTTGTAATAGGCTTAAATGAACTAAGAATAACAATTATAAAATCATAATAGAATTAAAATGAAAAAAATATTTTTGTTAGCAACTATACTCATAACAACACTTTCTTTTTCTCAAAAAAAGATGTACGGTAATTACGATTATTTAGGTACAGTTGATTTTTTAGGTACAATTAATATAAACGGTGTTCCTTTATCTCAAGTAAACACAGCATCAACTTTAGTAGCATACAACGCAACAGTTAGTGATGCTTACACAAGCGCACAGCCAAATAGACACATCACATTAGCAGGTAATTCTGATATAACAGTTACAGGTGGTGTAAGTGGAGATAGTGGTTTATGGTATTTATATGGTACAGGAACAGCAACTTTAAATAATACAGATGCTAGCACTTTAGTAGTTCCTGTAAGTGGTAATTTAAAAGTAGTTTATTTTTTAGTTGATAAAGATGATAATTTAACATGGTATCAAGATGAAAATAGCGGTGGTAGTGGCGCAGTAGCAGTACAAACAGCAACAGGTGATGGTACAACTACTATTAATTGGACTGTTTCACCTTTTATGGATTTTACTTTTGGTGCTTTTAATGAAATTATTACAATGACACCTCCTGCATATCCTGAAAGGTTAAGATTAAAATTAACACAAGATGGTGTAGGAAGCAGAACAGTAACTTGGGGCAATGATGTTTATGTGCCAAGTGGGATAATGCCAACTTTAAGCACAGGCGCAGGTGACATAGATGTTGTAAATTTATTTTGGAATGGTGTAGATTTTGAATTAGACGAAGATTTCTTAGATTATCAATTAGTAGCAGGGGTAGATTCAGAAGCACCAACCGCACCAACAGGATTAGCTTCATCAAATGTTACAGAAACTACTTTAGATTTAACATGGACAGCAGCTACAGATAACGTTGCAGTAACTAATTATAAGGTTTACCAAGATGCGGTAGAAATAGCTAGTTTAGGTAATGTACTAACATATAATGTTACGGGTTTAACTGCCAGTACTGCTTATGCTTTTACAGTTACAGCTTTAGATATCGCAGCAAATGAAAGTGTTGTTAGTAATACGGTTAATGTTACTACTAACGCATCAGGCGTTACTAATTATGCGGCTAATTTAATTGCAGCAGGAACTTTTACTGCAGAAGAACAAACTTTAATTAATAATTTCTTTGCGACTTTAGATACAGACACAACTATTTATGACCAAATAGATGCTATGTATATGTTTATTGGAACTACTGCTGCAAATCAGAATTTTAATGCAATGAATCCTGTTGATACAGATGCGGCATTTAGATTAACCCCACTAGCTACCATAACAAGAGATAAAGAGGGTGCTATTGGAGCAATGAATACTTTTTATGATTTTTCTGTAAATGGAGTTACGAATAGTGTGCATGTTTCTTATTATTCTTATACGTCTGCTGCTGTTGCAGGTAATACAGAGATGGGAGTTCTTGGTGGAGGTAGAATGTTATTAGATATTAAAGAAGGTGGTACAGGAACATCTAACTTTGATTGTTATAGTTTTGGTGCAGGTAGAGTTTCTTTTAATACTGCAAATGCTTTTGGATATTTTATTGGAAATAGAACAGGTACTACATTTAGTGAATTAGTACATGAGGGTGTACAGGTAAATTCTATAGCTACTACATCGGGAACCCCTCCTACAGGAAATACATATCTAAATGCCTATAACGCAACAGGCAATACATCACAAGCTTCATCTAAAAAATGTGGATTTGCAACTATTGGTAAAGGATTATCACCTTCACAATGGGCATTACTAGATTCAGCAGTTCAAACTTTTGTAGATGGTAAAACAGCTTTACCATAATTTAAAATAAATAACATGAAAAAAATAAATTTAATAATAGCCTTACTATTTGTAACATTAGCAATAGCACAAAAACGAAATGGAAATTTAGATGTTGATGGTAGTGTTACTATTAATGGCAATATTAATGTTACAGGAAGTATTACAGGTGATGTTACAGGTGTAACGCTAGAAGGTAGTATTGATAGTTATTTTGGTACTGCAATTAATAAATTTAATCCATCTTTAATTTTACCTGCTACTTCTGTAAATCCTAATGATGGAACAACGGGTAGTAGTGGCACTTTTAGTGCATCAGGTAGGCAAAAAGTAGAACCTAATAAACGTTATTACATTACTTATTCTGAATTTCCAAATAGTGTAGAGCAACCAACAGGTGCATTAAGAGCCTTTTATGATATAAATGGAAACTATGTTAATTGGAGTAATTTAGCTTTAGAAGCAGATAATAGTTGGATAGTACCTGCAAATGTACATTACGCACAATGGGCTAATACAGGAACAATGCCTGTAACAACACAACTTATTGAAGCATCAGATTTAATTACGCCAATTGTTTTGCCTATTGCAAAAGCAGTACAAGGCGGTGTTATTTTTGACCCATTACAAGTAAATTTGCAAGATGCTTATTTAAGACAAATATTCTTACCTCTTTATAGTGAAAAATGGGTTTTAATGGGTGATAGTATAACTCAACAAGGTAAATATATAGCCTTTACACAACGCTCAACGGGTTTAATTATAGATACTAATATTGGTGTTGGTGGTGCTTTACTAGGTGGTATGGCTAATAATCTAACGCAACAAATGGTAGATGATGCCGATGTTATAACAGTTTATGGTGGCACTAATGATTATGGTTTAAGTTCTTCACCAATTGGTACTATTGCTGATGCTTCAAATATAAATAGTTTTTACGGGCAAGTAAAGAATTGTTTAGAAACCATACACAACCTTATAGATTCAAGTAGTTTAACAATTCAAGAAAAGGCTGAAAAATTAGTTGTTTTTGTTACACCTGTTCAAAGGGGGACATCACAAGGCTATACACCACCAGAAGCAGGTGCGGGAGGTAAAACTCTTTTACAAATAAGAAATGCAATTATACAAGTTTGCGCTGAATTTGGAACGCCTGTATATGATGCTTATGCTTTATCTGGATTAAATAATACAAATATGCAATATCTATCAGACCAATTACACCCATTAGACGAAGGTTCTGTTTATGGTGTTGGTTTAGGTAAATTTTTAAATCTTAATTATAAAGGGTTTTAAATGAAAAAACTACTAACATATATTACACTATTAACTTTCTTTATTAATTACGGGCAAGTTGTGGGTGTTATTTCACAACAAAATAGTAAAAATTCTATTAACGAAGTTGTTGTTACGCCACCTACTACAAATAATATGATTGATGAGCAATTATATTTTGATGCTTATTTTTTACCTATTGCACAAAAAGCAGAGATACAAACAGCTTTAAATACCTACGGGAGTGTAAGATTGGATAAAGGGGATTATAGTGGTGTTCCAATAACCATGACATCAAACCAAAGTTTATACGGGCATCCAGAAGTTACCACAGTTTCACCAATTACTATTGCAGCAGGTAGCACAGGTGGAAGGTTAGAATCTGTAAAAATTTTAACAAGTCAAGATATAACTTTTGAAGATGGCGCACCTATTACAAATTGGACTTTAAAGCATATTGGGGGTACAAGATTATATACTTTAGGAGGTAGTTTAGAAGATAATTTGTTTATAGATATTAACGCTAGAATTTATTTTGATTGTGGTGTTTCTGGTTATTTAAGAAATAATAGAGTATATCGACAAGCTGTAAGTACAATATCACCACAATTAATATTAAATGGTAATAATACAACGCCTAGTGATGGAAACTTATTTGTTTGGGGGAATTACTTAACACCTAATGGTGATGCTGTTTTAATTGATAATTTAGGTGATTTTACTTTTATAGGTTTAGATTCCGAAGGTTGGAATTTAAGAAATGAAGAAACTGTAAACGCTATGTTTTATGCTAGAAACATGGGTGAAGTTATTATTACAGATTTTGGTGGTGCAAATGGTTATCAAGCAGCAAACGAAACAAGGGCATGGG